TCATATACACTGCGATAAAACTGGTCGTAGTTATATTGGTAGAAAGTATTTCTGGTCTTTCCGCACACCAAGAGGAAAATCTAGAAAAGTTAAGTCAGAGTCCGATTGGAAAGCATATTACGGCTCCTGTCCTGAGCTCAAAGATGACGTTAAGCTTTGGGGAAAAAATTCGTTTAGCAGAACAATCCTTAGCCTCCACAAAACCAAAGGACAATGCAACTTCGAAGAAACCAAACAGCTTTTCCTAAATAATGTGTTGACAGAGTCACTTGACTCTGGAGAACCCGCATATTATAATTCAAACATACTTGGTCGCTACATGCGAAAGGATTATTTCTATGCAAACTCTAGAGAAGACTCTGAAGCAATCTCATGATTGGGCACTTGACCGAATTCATTTTCTATGTGAAAACAAAGACTATGAAGATGCATACTCAGTTCGAATTGAGTTCTGTGAGTGGTTAGATCCCCAAATTGAAGAACATGATATTGTTTCACTAGAGTACATAGGAGAAGAAGAAGATGACACTAGATCTTCATAACTTTTTTAAGTTTTATGATGATGGCAATGCAAATCATGTAGCAGCAGTTCAGTGGTTGGAAGACAACCTACCTGCTAACTTCATGGATGATGCAGAAACTGAGTGGATCGGAATTTTTAGAACTAAGCCACCAACCCCAGCAGTTCTAGCAGTTCCATATTTCAATCAAGTAGACAACTACAGAGATGCACATAGAACTTGTAACAGTTCATCGTGCGCTATGTGCCTTGCTTTCCTCAAGCCAGGTAGCATCAAAGGCGATGACGAATACGTTAAGAAAGTATTTGCGATTGGCGACACGACGGACCATGCCGTACAGACAAAAGTTCTGGCAGGTTATGGAGTTAAGTCACACTTTAGTTACAATCTTTCTTTTGCTGACGTTGATAAAAGTCTTGACGCTGGGAAACCTGTTGTTATTGGTATCCTGCACAGGGGTTCTCTTTCTGCACCTACTGGTGGGCACATGTGTGTTGTAATTGGAAAGACTCCAGATGGTAAAGGATACTATGTCAATGATCCTTATGGATCACTTAATGATAATTACACTGGTCCTGTAACAAATGGTAAGAAGACCATTTATACAAAGGCAGTCCTGAAGCATCGTTGGTGTCCAGGAGGAAATGATGGGTGGGGAAGGATCTTCGACTGAGTTTAAGAAAAAAATTCTGGAAGAAGTGAAAAAACTCACAAATCACGGTAAACATAAAGAAGCAAGTGAACTGTTTGATATGTATTTTCCAAACATAGGAGGCAACAATGGCAAGAATTGATCTACACAATTTCTTCAAGTTTTATGACGAGAAGAATCCTAACCACGTTAAGGCAGTTCAGTGGTTAGAAGATAATCTACCTGTCAAGTATCTAGAAGATAACATTGATTGGGCGGAGATCTTTAGAGGAAAAAAGACTAATGCTGCACCAGCACCTGCTGCTGCAGCTTCTGCTGCCCCTGTAGCGGGTGGTGATGATATGCCTATGATGGGACTTAAGCTCATCAAGGAGTTTGAAGGGTGCCATCTAAAGGCATATCCTGATCCTCTCACAGGTGGTCTCCCAATCACTATTGGTTGGGGATCGACCCGTAAGAAGGATGGATCGGCATTTAAGATGGGTGATACAATCACTCAAGCAGAAGCAGATGAATTACTGATTAGTCAGTGTAAGAACCAGTTTCTTCCATCGCTTCGTAAAATTCCAGGTTGGAGTGAAATGTCAGATGGAAAAAGAGGCGCTCTTCTCAGCTTTGCTTATAATCTCGGTGCTGGTTTCTACGGTGGTGATAACTTCAATACTATTACTAAACGCCTAAAGAATAAAGAGTGGGACCTAGTGCCTGATGCTCTTTATCTCTACCGCAATCCTGGTTCGAATGTAGAGGCAGGTCTTGCACGTAGAAGAAAGGCAGAAGGTGAAGCCTGGAAGAAAGGATAAATAGTTACAATCATAACTGATTCTTGATCTTAACTGGTCTGAATCTACATAGTCCAAGTCCTCTGTGACTTGGTGAATACTTTACTTTTAAACAACTTCGGTTTGTTTTGTTTAGTACACACTAAGTAATAGAGGACTTTCTATGTCTTACGCTACAAGGGCGCTTGCTGTAGCGTCTGCTCTTTTGATGGGAGCACCAGCAGCATTAGCACACACAAACTCATTGGGATATGTTGGCGCCAGCGGCGGAACAGTCACCTTTTGGTATGGTTCTTGGCACTCTGGAACCACTTTTACAGAAGGTTCTATGACTTTACAAGGTGTCAACGGAAATACTTTTGCACCAACAACAGTTAACTGGACTCTCCTTCAGAATACTGAACCAGCAGGATTGATTCCTGGTACAAACTATTTCATGTCTGATGGAACTAATTTGATTCCTTATGGGGATCCTTCTGCTGTTTATGGATCAAATGTAAGTTATACTTGGCAGGGTGTTACATTTACCAGTTTATCTGCTGGAGATTATCAATTTACTTATAATCCAATTGCCCAACCAACGATGGATTGGGATCCAGCGACACAAAACATTCGTACTGGAACTGTAACTCTCTCAGCATCAACACTTTCTGGTGATGCTAATCAGAATGGTATTCTTGATATTTACGAAACAGGTGGAACACCTCCACCAACACCAACCGTAGTATCAACTGCTCCTGGTTCTAATATTGTTACTACTTCCACAACGGCTGGAACCAGAACGGTAACAAATAATCCACATCGTCATATAATGGGAACAGATGTAAATGGTAATCAAACTGAAACCCATTATACTGATACTGAAGTTATTACCATTCCTACAACCACAACTGTTACAACCACCACTCCAACAACTGTTGATACAATGAGTGACGGAACTACCGTAACAAATAATGGAACCCCAACAACAACCACCGTAACAACGGATGATAATGCTGGAACTTCAGTAATTACGTATGCAACTGTTATTGACTGGGTAAAAACTAGAACTTATAGTGTTTCTCAGTCATCAAATGTGAATCATACTGCATCTGAAAATGATGGAGTACAAAGAGTTAATGCTCGTACAACTACAACCACAACAACCACACCAGTTTATACAAGAGTATTCACTAACGGTGCTGCTACACAAGTCACAACTGGTGCATCTGTTGTTGATGTTGCTGATACTTACAGAGATTACTTTGGTCGTGTGGATCAACTAGAAGTTCTTGATGGTATCAATGATGGTATCAATGGACTTTTAAATCACGAACCATCACAAACTAAAGAGAAGTTCAGAGTATTTGAGAACAACAGATTCGTTCAGTCATATAATGCTGATGGATATTCTGCAGATTCTAAGATCTTTGGTGGTGGATTTGAGGTAGATTTATCCAAAGGTTGGACCGTCGGTTACCAGTATAATCAAGTCAACATAAACCTTCGTGGTGTTGACTCAAGCACACAACAGACCAAAGGTGTTCACGGAATCTTTAATACTTTCCACGGCAATACTTTAACTCTGAATACTAATGCTGCGATTGCAAACAGCAGATACAATTACAATAGAACCGTAGAAGGTGTCTTTAATAATGCTGGTGAAACAACTGGATCAGAATGGTGGGTATCCAATAGACTTTATTGGCATCTTTCCAAGAACATCAAACCATTCATCGGACACACAATTCAGAATGTAACGAGAAATGCTTACACTGAAACTGGTTCCGCAGAATCTGCAAGAACAGTTGATGCAACTAGTAACACAACTCATGTGGGTGAAGTAGGTCTAAAACTAGAAACCAGATTTGGTGGCAAGAAGAAAGATCTCTTTGGTGTAAGCGTAGATGGTGCTTATGCAACTGATAGTTCTTATGGTGTGACTGCTTCTTTAGATTATAAAGAGATGGTATTTGTTGAGGGTTCTCATGGTGTAAACAACGGAGTTACCAACAATTCTGTTGCTGCTAAGGTCAAGTTTAGGTTCTAATTCCTAAATATAAAGGATATCATCACACGGACTGATGACTAATAAGAAAAACGAAAATGCTATGGGACAACTAATTCGTATATGTATTTTGGGTTGGTCTGCTGCTCTCCTTACTGCAAGTTATGCGGGTACTCTGTCTAAGATGGATCCTACATTTATTGCGACGGTTTTCACTGCTTCTGCTGCTACTTTTGGTATCAATACAATGAAAAAAGGTGGTGATGAAGAAGATGAAAAGAAAGAAGAGCCAAAAAGAGAGGAGTTTGTAGAAGCTCCTCCAGAACCACCAGTAGAAGAAACTACAGTAACTTTAGTAGAAAGAGTAGAAGCTCTGGAAACTAAGGTTGATGAAGGTGAGGGATTTGTACAACCACGCACAGGTGCAGTTTAATGCCTAAATCACCAAACAAAGGTAAAAAAGGATCCAATGGATCCAAACAAAATCAAGGCAACGCTACTGCTAAAAAAGCAAAGAACGGTGGAAAGAAAAAGTAAATCATGAGGTATTATGCCGCGAGAGTGGAACACTCCAAAGAGGGAGTGTTGGAATGCTCCAATACATCAGATTCTCAAAGCAATAGATAATCATACCCGTCTCTGGATGGAGACGGGTGATCCTTGGCATGAAGAAAAAGCGAATGTTCTGCGTAATTACTTGCATGATTTGAAGACTTGGATTCATCATCAAGAGGGAAGAAGATGAAGAAATTATTAGTAACGATTGGAGTATCGTTAGGTCTAATATTTCCAGCAAATGCTGAAAAAATACTCAAACAACAACCAACTGTACCTCCGTATAGTGCTGCTGCAATGGGTTGTATGATTCTTTTGGAATGCACTGAAGGAGTTGAAAAACTAACTTCAGACTCTTTGATCATATCTGGAAAAGAATTTGATTCATTTAGAGGTGAGATTAAATCAATTCTTGTTGGCCTAGATAAAGTTAAAGTTACTGTTTATATTGCTCCAGAAAGATATTTTACTCGAAGAACAGTTGGATTATATAAACCAAAGTACAATCGTTTCTTTGTAAATGAAGAACTACTTAAAGATCCTAGAGAGTTTCTAGGAACTATGCGCCATGAGGGGTGGCATGTTGTTCAGGATTGTATGGGTGGTGGTATAGAGACCTCATTTATGGCACAGGTGCATCAAGATAATGAAATACCATCTTGGGTCATGAAGAATACTAGACTTGCTTATGAAAGTATGGGTCAAAGTCGTGCTGTGCCTTGGGAGGCAGATGCGAACTGGGCTGAAGAACAATCAAATCAGACGGCAAAGCATCTAGAGATGTGTGCTAAAGGACCACTTTGGGAGCAGGTAAGACCCACTCCGATGACGATGGAGTGGTTGATTGGGTGTGGGTGGATGAAATCACAAGAAGGACATAAGGAATATACGCCAAATAAAAAATCGGAATATTGTGTAGAAGGTAAGTTCTAATGCCACAAGAGTTTCCGTGGGGAGTAATGGCGATTCTTGGTCCAGGACTTATCTTTGTTTTGTATATCATTTACTATATACTACGGTTAGCAAACGAGGAGATGAAAGATGAACACGACACTACCCACAGAAGTCATTCTGAAGGCAGTTAAAAACTGTGTTGCTGTCTATGCAGACAAGAATGACTTCATTGTAGATAAGAGTATTCCTGGATATTGTATTCTCGCAATTGAGGGAACCAACGAAACATCAGACTGGGCAACTAATCTAAAATTCTTATTCCG